ATAAGCAACTTACTGCCATTGTTCTCTCACGCTATTTTTGTACAAATAAGTTTCATTTTGCCTATTATAGTGATTCCGTTGGGGTCACAACCAATTTCTCACAAAACTGTCTATATCAGCCACTTATCTTTTGGGTGCAAAGATAGTGATAACATTTTTATAACACAAATTTTTCATTACTTTTTAACTATATTTTGCAAAAGTTGAAATTTGGCGGTTTCAAATACTTTTCTTACTTTTGCACTCGTCAATGTGACGATTGATATAAGACTTCGATATTCAACCTGTATTCAATAGGTTCAATATAAATCACGAAATCCCTAGGTCGGCGTCACACGACTTGGGGATTTTTATTTTCCCCGAGTTTTTTGGCTAGACATACGAGGTTTCATCAGTATCGTCCTCTTCGGTTTACCTGCCGATATATAAAACGACCCTAACTTAGATAGATATATCCCTTCAGTCCTGCTCTGAGCAACCAACCTCAACAGGCAACGCACGACCGAAAGGTTATTCTACTGGGATGAAGAAGGCTTGCGGAATGGCTTTTCTATACCTAGGTAAGACTTTTGATATTTGGTACTCTTAGAGTAGGTAAATATATAATTATATAAAACCAAATTTCAAGTCGGTCAATCCTCGCTCCCTAGTAGTGTGCGGAAAAGGTTGGGGTGTACCCTTAAATGAAAGTCGAACTAAAAATTATAGATTATGTTAGAAAATATTAAAGTCTTCGCAAAGACTATTGAGGACGAAGCTCTTGTGCAGATAAAAGAGCTATCTGAGTGTGACGCTTATAAAGATTGCGACATAAGAATCATGCCTGATTGTCATGCCGGAACAGGTTGTACCATTGGTACGGTGATCAAGATTAAGGACAGGATTATCCCTAATACTATTGGTGTAGACATCGGTTGCGGTATGCTTGTAGTGGAATTAGGCAATGTTGATATAGACTTTGCTAAAGTCGATGAGTTCATCAAAGAGAACATACCTTCCGGCTTTAACGTGAACGAATCTGCAAACCAAACACCAAAATTGATACAAGCAATTGGCCATATTAGAGCAAAAGGCATTGTTGATTACGACTATGCTGCACGTTCGTTAGGAACACTTGGGGGCGGGAATCATTTCATTGAGATAGATGTAGATGATGAAGGAAACAAATATCTCGTAATTCATTCGGGTAGCAGAAACCTAGGTGTTAAGATTTGTAAGTATTACCAAGAGGCAGCTTATCAATATTGCCTAAATAAGAGTAAGGGGCAGAGCCGTTCTTCTATTATTAAAAAGTTAAAGGAAGAAGGTAGAGAGAAAGAAATTGAAAATGTTCTGAAGAATTTGTCTAAATGTTCTGTTCCAAGAAAGGACTTGTGTTACATTGAGGGCGATTTGTTCCAAGATTACATGAATGATATGCGTCATGCAATATCGTATGCAGGTTTAAACAGGAGAACCATTGCTAGAAAGATGTTGGCTAATTTGTTTGGAAGTAGACTTTCTGACTATCACTATTTTAATACTTTGCATAATTATATCGGTTGTGATAATATCTTGCGCAAGGGTGCTATCTCTGCCAGACCATATGAAAAAGTTATCATTCCAATGAATATGCGTGATGGTTCATTAATTTGTGTTGGTAATGGAAATGAAGATTGGCTAAAGTCTGCTCCTCATGGTGCCGGCAGATTAATGTCGAGAACTAGAGCAAAGATGGATTTGAGTATGGAAGAATATCTGAAAGAAATGAATGGTATTTATACTTCTTCTGTCTGCACAGAAACAATAGATGAGTCTCCTATGGCTTACAAGCCTATGGACGAAATTATTGAGCTCATAAACCCTACTGTTCGTTTAGTTAAAGTCATAAAACCAATTTATAACTTTAAGGCAAAGGATTAGGTTATGTTCAAAGTAGTATTATTATTCCTCCTATGCGTTATTATATCGTATTTGGATGATATAAAGGATAAATTATAGCGTATGAAAGAAGAAGATTTAAATAAAGCTATTGGGCTGAAGAAAACCCTTGATGATAAAAGAGAACTTTTGCAGATTGCAAATAGCCATTATGTGGATTTAAGAGTTAATCTTGAAGAAAGATACAACAACGAGATTCGCAATGTAGATTACCTTCTCGATAATGATGTTATCAAAGGACTGAGAGCGATGGTTATCGCCAACATCGAGAGGAGAATTAATGACTTACAGGAAGAATTAGAAAAGTTGTAGATTATGGCAGTAGTAAATGTAGATTTATCTGAGTACGATGCTATACGTAAGCGCAACTCAGAGTTGGAAGAGCAAGTTAAGGAACTCAAGAAATTGAATGAATCCTTGAAAGGCGGCTCAAAGGTTATTCTTCGTAAGGAGACAACTTTGCTTTTTAATAAACCTCGCACATTGTGGGGTGACGATGAGGATGACGAGACTCAAAGAAAAACCATCGAATCATCCGAGTCTTATATTAACTTCGAGGACGTTCGCTTGAAGGTTGAACAGGCTATGCAAGATGAGGTTAATCGTAGCATTCATGATAGGAATATGGAAAAACAAGCCTATGGCGACAAGAAGAATAAGCTTGACAACGAGTACAACGGAAAGAAAGCTGACCTCAAGAAGGTGTACGAAAAGAAGACAAAGGACTTGGAAGAGGAATATAAGAAGAAGACAAGGGACTTGGAAGAGGATAATAGCCGGAAAGAGATTGAATTGCGTAAGAAGTATTGTGCTATGGTTGCCAATTTCGAATCTGACAAACTTCGCATTCTGAATCTGCTCCCTAACATACGGAATTTGGCAGACGAGTTGCATGATGATTTGAACAAGCGATTTTTCAAACCTAAGCATGCTATTGAGTTGGCTAATTCTATCATAGGCTTAACATTAAAAAAACAATAGGCTTATGGGAAGTTTTATAAAAGAGCGTCTCATTTTTGCATACTGCTGGACGCATTCGACAGGTAGGTGTAAGGATTGCACTTGTTGCTACACCTTCAAGAAATGTAAGGACTTCGTAAATTCTTTTTGGAAGATACACCGCTACAGGCATTATCACAAGACGAAAGCGAAATATCCAACTACGCTTGCTGAGTTCAGAAAAAGAGTTCGTCGTTAAAATTTATAGCTTATGGAAGTTGAAAGATATTATTATGCAGTAGCCTCCTTCATGCGCAAGGATGACAAGATTAGCGTTAGTGCGGTTACGTGTAGCGTTAAAGGGGAAGAAAAGGATATTAAGTTCTATCCTCTCATGAACATCATCACTAGTACGGAAGAGAAATTCAAGGATGATATGGTTAGTGGAACAGTAATCATTCAGAGTGTTATTGAGATTAGTAAACAGGACTATGATGCTTATAATGAACGCATCGCTAAGATGAAAGAGAAGAATGGAAAGGTTGACAAAGGTAATGTATAAGTATCTGACTGATGCCAAATTGTATTGGGCACAGAAAGAACTTCTTCAGAAATTGCATGATGCAGCTGAGCGCCATAAAAGAGTGGTGATTCTGAAAGGCAGAAGGTTTGTTTAGTAAAACTATTGCGTATGAAAAAGGAAGATAGAATCAAGGTTTGGGAGAAGTACGGCCATCATTGCGCATACTGCGGAAAAGAAATAAAGTTCGAAGATATGCAAGTAGACCATTTCGTTCCTAAGAATCGTGGCGGTTACCCTCGTTGGAGTGATAAGGAAGGTAAGTATGTCGTTTCTCATGGTGAGGATAGTATGGAGAATTACATGCCTTCTTGCCGAGCCTGTAACTTTAGAAAGCGGGATATGAATATCGAACAATTCCGTGAATCTATAAGAGAACAGGCCGAAGGTTTGCTTAGAGGTGCTGCAAAGTTCCAAGTAAGTATGAGTATCGCTTATGGTCTGCTTACTCCTTCTTTCAATAAGCCTATCGTATTCTATTTTGAAGAACAAAAAGGAGTAGCGTATGACTAGTATTAGAAAAGCTAAAAAGCAAATGAAGAAGGCTCGTCCGTATTGGGAAAGTCAAGGTTACAGGTTTAGGCGCAAGGCTAAGATAATCAGGTATTCGTTGAAGTCTTTTCTTGGTGATTATAGCACTAAATGGATATACTACTGCTTTGTTAATATGGATGGGCGAATACAAAATTACTTTCCTATCCGAATGAAATCAAGAAGAAAGCGAGGTAAGCATGAAAAGAAGATTCTTTAGAGGTTTTAAGGTTCGCATTCCCCGAAAGCTAAAGAAGGCTGCTAGGTATGGTATTGAAAGACGTGTATACCCAAAGACTGAAGAGAAGGACACAGACGTTGGTCATGCATACATCTATACCGAGAATGTTAAGTATGTAATATTAGGTAGACGTACCAAGTGGAAACAAAAGGCACGTTTTAAAATTATAAAAGAATATAAGAAACAACTTGCCTATATGTGGCATAGGCAATACGACCGAATGATAACATGGTAACAGAAAAAGCAGAGCCTAGTGCCCTGCTTTTTCCTTGTCTTCACGTTCTCGTTTCTCGGCTATAGCCTGTCTGATCCATTCGCCTTTGTTGCGTCCTAGGGATTCGCAAAACTCAAACGTTTCTTCGTTTACATGCGTCACGACCCTGTAGATGAGGGCAGCTGCGCCCTTGCTCGGTGCTCCGGCTCGCTCTCTGCGACCACCCCACCCTGGATGCTGACTGACCTTGCATTGCTGAACCTTGCCCTTGCTATTGATGCGGAACTTCATTTTCAGCCGGTCATTTACCCAAACTTCAGCAATTACCGCATCGGGCGTCTGCTGAAGTGTAGATTTGGCGATGCCGATAAGATAGGCTTTATCCTTGAAGAAGGTCTCTGTCTCATCGAGTATCGCCCAATCATCGTAGATTATGATTCTTGCCCTTTCCATATTCTCAACCTAATATTGCCATCAGTATCGTGAATAAGAAGATAAAGAGCACGAACCATTCCTGTTTACTCATAGCTTACCCCCTTTCTTCTTCTCTTGCGATGATAAATTTGAAGTGCTTTAACAACTCTGTGGTCTTCTTTCCAACCAAAAGAAGCTTTAATCACTCGTTTTAGCCAATACAAATTTTTACCCTTGTCGGGTCCGAGAAGAATCTTCTTTACAAATCTTGTTTTCATTGCTTACCTCCTTTCTTATCGAATTTATTGCCGATAACTTTTAGTTGCCTATTACGCAACATTCTCCCTAAAGTATTTGTTGGATAGAGAACAGGGTATTCTGTATCGACCAAACTAAAACTAGTGTTGCCTTGATTCCACACTACTTCATAGATGCTGCCTGTCTTTTCACATCTGAGCAAATCATGCTCATAGATAGGAAATCCGTTACAATCCCGTGCGTCTGTAAATTGGCAGAGGGTGTTGGTGTCTATCAAATATGAGTTTATTACGCCAAGTTCTTTGTGGTTAGAAAAAACTTCGCTATTTCTGATAGTTGGGGAACAATCAACCCACGCACCTGTTCTTACTCGTATTGCCTTGAAATTGATTTCGCTCATTTCTCCCCTCCTTCCTCGATTACTCCTATCGGTTTGATGTCGTTTACACTTTCATCCTCGGTGAAGAAGGAAACCTTCATCATGTCGCTCACGTAGGCCATGGCTATAACATCTTCATGGGCGTTCTTGATGATACAGATGTCTCCTCTTACCTCGTTCTGCATTTTCAGATACTTCACGGCTGCATCCTTCACCGCCAAAGGATTCATTTTCTTTGTTATCGTCTCCCCCGACTGAGGGAAGACGAAGATAAATTCTTGCTTATTCATATTAATCTAATTCACTTTCTGTTATTAACAACTCATCAAACATAATACTATCCTTGCATGAGCAGCTCCATGATGATTCGTCCTTGTCTTCAGACACTTCATAGTTATCGGGATATTCCTCCTTGTAGAAACCTAGGATATTATCCTCCTCTTCTGCCATCCGCTCCTTGGCTGCGGTCTTGGTGCGATATACTCCAATAATATTAACGCCCGAATAGTCTTGGTTGTCTGCTCCGTGCTTAATCAACACAAATAATTTCTGTTTCTTCATCTTACTCGCCCTCCTTCTCTTCTACATCAAACGAAACACTTTCCAACTCGCCTGTGCCTTTCAAAACGCCACTATCGTACACGTCTCTTACGAACCTTTCAGCGCATTCCGGTGAAACGGCAGAACATTCCATCTTGTAGGTAATTGTCTCCACGATTTCTACTACATACCTTTTCATAATCAAATCCTTTCTTTTAAAATTAATACTTGGTGGACGGATGGTACGTTGCAACCATCTGTAGCGGCTTGAATACCGCATTCGCCCTATATATAAAACAACAACAACTTCTATTTTATCTTCTCAAGACAAGTGCTCTTGTCTACGCTTACATCTCCTCTACAATATCTTCAAAACTCTTCTTCTTAATCTCCATGGAAATCAGACTTGCTATGTCTAAGACTTCCTTGTACTCTCTGGACATATCGTGAATATAGATGCAGAAACTATCTATCTCGTACTTTTCGCTACTGAACAAAGTATAGCTTGATGTAGGAAAGCGGAAAATGATTCTGCTCCAATCCTTTTTATCCAACAGATTTTTAACAACTGAATTAGTCATACTCAAAATGTTTTGTGAGGGAGATTTCTCTCCCTCGTGTTAAACTTACTCCTTCATCAGACTTTCTACAAGTTCTTCCTTGGTGGCAAAGACGTCTACACCCTTGGTGTATATACTATCATAACCTAACAAAAGCTTGCAGACTTCCTTGTCTTCGTTCTTCTCAATGGTGATGCGAGAAATCTTCATCTCAGCTATCTTGTTATCACGCATGGTGAAAACCTGCTGCCCAACATAGAAGTTGGTTTTAAGATTTGTCTTTGCTCGTTCCTGTACTTCCCAATCAGACGATAATTCCATACATGCGTACACTTCCTTGCCTTCTGAGAGGTCTTTGGTTATGTGCTCGAAGATTTCCTGTTCTGTAGGCTCTCGCTCTTCTCCGGTCTCTTCATCATCTATGGTGTAAATACTATATTCCCAACCTTCCTTGTCTACAAGTTTGAGTCCGGCTGCCTGTGCCTTAACTACGTCTTGTATGGTGTTAATCTCAACGCCTACAATGTTTGTACTAATCTTAACTGCCTTAGTTGTCTTCATAATTTTATCTCCTATAATTTAAATTGCTCCAAACTTCTTTGATAAATAATATCGGAAAACGATTGCTTGTGCCCTTGATATGGCGATACGTTCTCCTTTTGTGGCCTCCTCGTTGCTGAAAGCTAGAAGAAGGTCACTTAACTTCTGTAAATCATCTGCGCTCATAGTCTTTACTTGTTAATGACTTTAGCATCATAAGTTCTGCCGATAATCTCGTCTATCTTTGCTTGCTGCTGATAATCTGTGCAGTCGGCAAAGTTCTCCTGTTCCTCGTAAAAACGTGATGCATTCTTCAGCTCATGGAGTGTTGCTTGGGTGTAGTCCTTGTTAGGATCAACTTGCCTAAGGTTCTCACATGTCTTGCAATACTCGATGAAGTCTACAAGCAAAGATTTCTCCTCGCTCTTGCTCTGCTGCATTCCGGCTCCCATGAGTGGTAGGGAAACTATCGTTGCCACTACCAAAACTATCTTAATTCTCTTTTTCATATTACTCGTCCTCCATGTCTTTTGCTGCTCTCAGTCTGTAGCCTGTAAGACTGCCAACTAAGAAGATTAATACATAAATTGTGATGTCCATACCCTAACATGTTTTTTCTTGTTATTTATTTCGTTTACTGCTGACTGAACCAAAAGACTTGAAACCTCGGTTGGCTCGTCTATAATATCAACAAAAGTGACTTCCTTCGTTTCGTTGTTTAGAAACTCCAAATAGTCGGGATTTAGGCGTTTGTACACTATATATTCCACTCCGTTGATTTTTGTGGTAATGGTGTCATGGTCTTCTCTGAGATAGTCGCTTATCTCGTTGAATAGACGCCAATACTCTTTCAAAGTTAAAATTTTCTTTATCATATTGCTTAATATCTTAAAATCTTTTTGATTACTGCGGCTGCGAGAACATCGTTAGCGGTTATAGGTCTCGGCTCTGTTATGCTTTCTGCCCATGCTGCACCGCCAAAATACCAATGGTCTCTCCTCCATTCCTCACAAAACTTCTCGGCCTCCCAACGTGTAGGAAACTCCTTTTCTCTCATTTCCGAGTGCGGTCTGCTGCCATACTCGTAATGTGCTACGTGATGTACTTTCATATCAATTTCCTTTCTTTTAATTGTTATGAATTATAAAAATTAATAGGCTCATAATCTCTGTTTCTGCAATCGTTTCCTTCCTCATGATAAGGGCATTTATTGTCTTTCTTATAGTAACTGCCAAGGCGGTCATTCATACCCATACTAGATACTACAAGTCGATTGCATTTGCCATTTCTGAATGCAAATCTGCAAGATAAACAAATATTCTTTTCCATTTCTGTTTCTTTATTAATTGTTATACTTGTGCGGTCTCACGGCTTGAACGTGATGTGCTCCTCTATTCGCTGACCGCTTCATGTTACTTCTTGCCAAAGTTGAAGATTCTAACGAACTGATAGAATTGTTTCTTGTCGCAAAGGTGGAAGAGGTCTTCCATAATATACTCCTTACATTCCTTTGTGCCTTCTCTGTACTTCTCCTGTATCTGTGATGCGGTCTTGTTGCCACATTCAAGCCAAAGCAAGAAGATAGCTCCCAAACTCTCATAGTTATTGTATGCGTCATAGAACTTCTTCTGCTGCTCGTAAGTTTTATTCTTTCTCATAATCTTGTAGTATTGCGGTGGGGATTGCTCCCCACCTAGTTAGTTATTCTTCCTTCTCTTCTTCCTCCTCTTCTTCCTCCTCTTCTTCCTTCTCTTCTTCCTCCTCTTCTTCCTCCTCTTCTTCGTCCTCATCTTCGTCCTCATCGTCATAAGGTCGGGTTTCATCTATTTCGCCTTCATAGCTTAAATAAATATCCTCGTCCTTTGCGATAAGTTCAACGTAATCGGCTAACTCATTTGTGCCGATAAACTGATACAGGTTATCTAACATTCTGCTATCGCCTAATGCTTGGCGCAAGTTGTCAAATGCGTTGCAAACTTCCTTGTAGTCTCTTTTTACTGCCATATCCTAATCATTAATCTTGTTAACTAATTCTTGCATGTTAGCAAGTCTCTCTAACGTCTGTGAAGATAGGGTTATACCACATATCTTCGCTGAGTTCTTGATATTCATCGCCTTATCTAGTAAAGCGAGTGTGATGATACAAATATCATTGCTCGTAAGTGTTATTATCTTCTCCATTTTCTTATCGTTTTAATAGTTCAACTTTGCTATAATCTCTTTAAACTCCTTCAATCGCTTGTGCGTTACAGGAGTATCATCGTGGCTTGAAATACATTCCTCTAGAAGGATTATTCTATCGTTAATAGCTGATGTAATATTATATATTTCACCGCCTGTAAGTGTTATTGTCTTTTCCATAATCGTTTATTTTAATCTTGTTATTATTGCTTTGATGATAATCTCACAACTTTCTGTTGAATACTCACTCTTACGCTCATAAGACGTGTAATAGTTGTCGTATCTGTCCTTGCTGCGTCCAACATACTTGTAGCCTTGCTTTTTAAGGCTTTGTTTCAGCATTTCAAGTTCCTTGTCGTTAAGGTACTCCGTGCATATTGGCTCCATTGTTACTCTGTCCGCATATCTTTCGATTCTGCGGTATTCTACGAAATTACATCTTAACATAGTCTTTTGTCCGTTAGGCGTGGGGAGGGGCGTACGCCCCGTGGGGGCGCTGCCCCCTTATCTCCCCACATTGTTACTTACCATTCCTTGCTCATTTCATACACCCAATATACACCTTCATGTTGTAAGGAGTACTCTTCTGCCTTATCTCTAGTATCGAATTGTGCAACAACTTCGGGTTTCCTGTCGGGTTCGCATACGTAGTCTTTCACTACTATGTAGTCCTTCATACACTTGCCTTCATCTTTGAACACTCCAAAGTATTGTTCGAAATCTTTGAACACAAGTACATCAACAAGTTTACCTCTGTACATTACAGGGAACTTCCCTATAAACGGATATTCTCCCCAAAACTCTTTGATGTACTCATCATTGTCTTCATATGTGTTAGGGTGAACCTCGTCTTCGTCTAAAATTACGTAACCTTCTTCGGTATATCGAAGGTCACAAATGTAATAATCTGCTAACTTTGCCATAGTCTTATGTTTTAAAAGTTACTTACTAGGTAGTCCAATACAGGATCCTCACCGCTGCCCAACCAATTTTGAAAGTGTTTCAGCGCTCTTCTTATGCAAGCCACCTCCGCTTTTGTTAACTCCTTCTTCATTGTCTTTAATATTTATAGTCGTACAACTGAGCGATTACGTTATCGTACAGGTCTCTTGTCTTCTCAACGCTGCTTTCCTTCCAATGAAATGGATTCTCGTTTGCAGTTCTTCTAATTACGTTGGCTAATACCATAGCATCAGCCTTAGTCAATTCTAATAAACACATCTTTGTTGTTTCCATAATCTTATGGTTTAGAGGGACTATTGCTAGCCCCCCAGTTGTTACTATTGTTTAAACACTCCCCAAAGTTCCTTTTTCTTACCTTTGGAGATATTGAAGATGAGTGTATGTACATCTTTCTGTAAGTCTGAGTGCCATACGTCTGTTGTTTCGATGTACTCGTAGTCACTGAAAACTTTTTTTACTTCTTCATCGTCTTCGTACTCGAATGGGTCATCCTCGTACTCGAATGGTGCGAAATCGTAACCGCCATCTTTAAGGCTGAATACTTCTTCCATATAATACTTTGCCATAATTGTTGTTGTTAAAATGTTATACATACAAAGTGCAGGTGTACGTTTGCGCCCAACGTTCACAAGTTACATGTGACCTAACTCCCTTAGTTTAACGTCCGTGGGTTGACGTGTTTCGATGTTTCTCTAGTCTAACACAACTAGCGTTTTTACATCTTGCGTGATGAGTGTTTGAGACTTCTTTGTCTTGTCGCTTTGAGAGTGGCAACTAACTCGGTGTACGATGTCCTCGGTGTTTTGCCTGTATCATCCTCAGTGTTTTGCCTACTTAACCTATTTGTATAGCGTTCGTTACTAGCCAAAATCTCTAAATGTGCCATTGCTACGCTTGAGAAATCAAACCAACTTGATTTCGAGTGCAAAGATAAAGCATATTCTTTACTTTGCCAAATGTTCGGGCAAGAAAATGCTTTTCTTTAACGTTATTTAAGTAAAGAAACCACTTTACTTTAAATAATAATGTGTACCTTTGTACGCAATAACAGAAAGCAAATAGTTTATATGGCATTAAGAATAAAAGAAATCATGGAAAGTAAAGGGTTGACCAACACAACCCTTTCAACGAGAATGGGAGTTACCAAACAAGCGGTAGGACAAATGGTGAAGGCTGAGTCGCTGACAACTGCAACGCTAGACAAGATAGCTGATGCCTTGGGCGTTCCTACATGGCAGTTGATTGCGTCACCTAAAGAGGTGGCTACAGATATTGAGGAGAGCAAGGGCGGCTTTTCTTCCTTCATCCGCTACAAGGGCATCCACTACACGGCAGACACGCTCGATGAGTTCTTCAAGCAAGTTGATGAACTAAAGATTATAGCAAGATGAAGAAGATATTATTTATTTTACTTTTTTTAATGGTCGCTTTATGCGGCTTTGCACAGAGGGAAGTTTGCGGTGTTTCATTTGGTAGCTCTTATAGTACTACCAAAAATGCACTTCAAAACAAGTTTGGATATTGTGACAATTCGGACAAAAACGAGATAGTTTACTACAACAAAAGTTATGGTGGTGTGTTCTTTAGTCGCATAATGTTTGAGTTTCAGTACGATTCTTATGGAAGGGGATATTTTAATAATTGCATTATGGCTTGTGATTGCTCGTCCATTGCGGATGCAAGACTAAAGGCAAAGAGACTAGCCAGTATGTTATCTAAATATGATATGGAGGAAAGAACGAAAACTGATGGTTCTACTTATTTCATCGGAGGTGTTGACCCTACAGATTCTTCTCAGTATGGCGTAATGGTTTATGTTGCGCAATGGAGTGATGGTTGTGGCGCAGCTATAGCGTATGGGCCATACAACTACGTGCAAGAAGACTTCTAGGGCATCAGCCCCACAGGGCATGGGGAGGGCGCTTGCGCCCGTGGGGGCGCTGCCCCCTTATCTCCCCCGAGGATTCTTCACTCTCACCCATAAGGAGAACACACAAGAGAAGAGAGAGTACAGGGAACCACACAACCAAAGAAAACAATTTCCCTAACTAGGAAAAAATATTTCTCCAACTAGGAAAATAGAAACCGCCTAAATCATCTTCTAAAAGCCTTATTTCTAGATGAGCGCATTATCCGTCACAAAACCATGAAATCTACGAAAAACCCACAAAATCGGCTCTAATCTGCTTGCAAATGGCTCTTAAACGGCTCAAAACTCACGAATTTGGGATAAATCCCGACCAACTGCCCGAAAATCGCAAAAATCGGCAGAAATGAGCGAGTTTAGCGTTGATTGTGGGTGAAAACCATTCAAGAAGGTTGAATGCGCCTAGTTAAAGTTTGCTAACGAACTCCTTGCGTGCGTGCGTACCTATTAATGCAAACCCCATTTTTTGTTTGCAAAGAATCTTCTTTTATGAAATAAGAACTTTCTTTACATCATGGCTTTATTCTCCATTGGAAACAACTCAAACTAACTTGCTTATAATTAACCGCTTGTCTTTTCTTTACAATAATCACGTATGTTTACAAAATTGGTACTCTAGAGGGCAAAAAGGGAGAAGGGAAAGGGGTGAGTTGCGCCCCGAGAAAGAAATTGGTGGGATTTTGGGCGATTTTGAACGAGGTTGGAACACGGCAAAACGAACCTTCAAATATTATATATTTGTCCTCGAAACATCAAATAATTGCAATTATGACGGAAATATTATCAAAAATCCCAAAGCATTTGACCTCTTGTCCTGTACTCACGGACAAAAAGGAGTGGATATTAGGCGCTGCTGCCTTGGCTGGCGGTGTTGCGTCTTCTCTCTTTGGCGCTAACAAGGCTAAGAAGGCGGCTAGAAGGGCGCAAGCGGAGAACACGTACAGAACGAACGCTGAGAAGGCTTGGTACGAAAAGAACTACAACACGGACTACCTTGACACGAAAGCGGGTCAGAACCTCATGAGAAGGGCGAAGGAAGTACAGGACGAGTATGTTCGCAAGGCTGATGGCGCTGCTGCCGTTGGCGGTGGAACTGCTGCAAGCGTGGCGATGGCGAAGGAGGCAGCTAACAAGGCTATGGGCGATACGATAGCCAACGTAGCGGCACAGGACACGGCTCGCAAGCAGCATGTGGAGGACGCTCACCTTCAGAACACTCAGCAGTTGTCTAGAGAGCGTCAGCAAATCGAGCAGCAGAAAGCGCAGAACACTAGCGATGCGGCTCAAAATGCGTCAAATGCGATGTTCAATTTCGGTGTGAACCAATTGGGGTCAGAACTCGAAAGTACTAAGGCGGTGAAAACCAACGTTTTAGTCTCAAATGGAAAGCCAATTGATAACACAATTGTAACACAACAAGACCGAACCGCTCATTCTGCTGCCGAAGACCACTTGGCTGAGAGCATGATGACTCCCGAGGAGAAGAACCAATACCGCTTGAAGAAGGCAGTTGGCTTGTCGGGGCTTGGGTAGCAGCTAGGAGGTGGAGCGGATGAGCGACAGGCAAGGTGGACGAGGCACAACAGGCGACCCCAAGCCCCCCACCCCCTTCGACCACCGTTGCTAATTATAGTAGAATAATACAAATAAAGAAATTCTGCCTCCCCCACCCCCTTTTTCTGGATTTCGGTTTTCCGATTTTCCCCACCCCTGAATTTTCGGGAAGTGTTAATAATACTAAATATTATAGATTATGAATAGAACAAAGATTATTCTGTGTGGTAGAAAAGAATACGAAAGGCATCATAGACCAAAAGGTTTAGCTGTTGCTTACATAAACAGAAAGCCTTTTATAAAGAACCTTCCGAAACTAAAGAAGGGAACATGGAATATGGCTCATGAAGATGAAGCCGATAACATTCCCTTCACATTTGAGGAATTAGTGCGTTTCTCAATAGAAATGTTCACGAAAAGTTAAACATTAAAACAAAATAGATTATGACATTAGAAGAAGCAAAGAAGATATTGGAGAAAGAGTTTGCAGTGATTAGTCTTCACAAGTCAACAGAGCCATTTGAGTTTGACGAGAGTGGCTGGATTGAGCATGAGAAGCCTTCTGTGCTTGAAGCTTTCCGTGTTTTATCCAAGGGAGGTTATTATATATCCATCAGCGGACATGATTACAATATGCGTGAGAAACGTTTGAAGAAGGAGTATGAAGAGAATACCAAGGCTCCCGGTTCTGCTGAGAACCACATCAAGGAAGATTCTGGCGTAAACACTGCCCTTAAAGAAGCAGCCTCCCAGTTCAACGATGCCTTGTTGGATGAGCAGGGAAAGAAGATTGAGAGTTTGGAGGAGAAATGTAAAAAGTATGCATATGTTGTAGATTCTTTAGAAGACAAACTTCGGGAATTGAAATCTGAGAATCGTAGAATCAGAGATTCCGATTTGAATCTTGAAGGGTTGACTTACGCCACCAGAGAGTTGAAAGAAAAAAACAAGAAGATTGACGAGCAGAATAAAGAGATTACTCGTTTGCTTTCGCTTGTAGAGAAGAAGGAGAACAGTATCAGCCGACTCTATTATGAAAAATCAGTTCTGGAGAAGGAAAATGAGGATTTGAAAAAAGGTGAGATTCCTGCGAGATACTTCGATAAAGCCTTGGTTGACGAACAGGCTGAGAAGATCAAGAAGCTGGAGCATGAAAAGCTCGACATATTGGAAATTGCTAGTTCTTCCAAGCAAACCATTGCTGAGCAGGCAAAGAAGATTAAGCGTCTCGGCAAGGAGATTTCCAAGTTGAACATCATCATCCATGACAAGAACGCAGTTTTGTCTGACGTTGCAGAGGAACTTCGTCTTTCAAAGATTCGTGAGAAGAATCTTGCCGAGTTAGGTCTTAAGTATGTTGGGGAGAATGAGAAGTTGAAGAAGAAGCTTGCAGAAAAGATTGTTGACAAGATTGATGCTCAGGCTTTAAAGAGTGCCGAGAGTGCTCTCGCTTACAAAGAGAAGGTGATTGCAGAGAAGGATGAGGTGATTGCAGACTTGGGCAAGGAGTTGGCGGCTCAGAAAGACTTGGTGGATGATATTAGCTTGAAATATGATGGTGCCAAGCATAATCTTAAACTTCGCATGGATGAATGTGAAAAGTTGAAGAAGCAGCTTGATGGCAATACAAAGATGGTTCATAAGATGGCTGAGATTATTGTCCATAAGAAGCCTGTAACCTCAGATGTTTTCAAAAAGTGTTGGATTATGGCGTATAGCGAAGAAGAACTTTCTAAAGTACTCGATGACGTTATAGACCAATTTCTTCTGTTTGGCGAAATTATTATTAAAGAAGAAAAATAAGCTATGGCAGTAAATAATAATCAGAATACGCAGCAGCCTAGGAAGAAGCCGGTAACTATCGGCGGCTATCCTGAGGCTGTGCATGACCTGATGAGGGCGAAATATCCCGATTATGATCAGGTGATGAATGGAGGCAACGGAGGGGTCGCGGGGGTTAATGGAGGGACCGCGGGCGTTAACTTCTTCGGGAATGGGGGCGGTGCTACCGGTAAGTTTGAGGCTCATACTGTTCAGACTGGCGCAGCACCTGTTACAGACTTCACCCAGATGCCTAAGCAGGAAGAGTTTGTTCCGCAGGGCAACGGTAATGCTAACCCTGCCTTGGGACCAGTACAGACTCCTTACATGGGCGATGCAGCAGAGAATACTCCCCAGCCTCAGAGCAACTTTGAGGGAATGCCGCAGCCTTCTACCGGTTGGAATGCTGACGGAACACCACGCTATGATACGCTTTCTACTGCTCTGAGCGGCTTTCAGATGCCGCAGGAGCAGCAGGTTCCAGAGTTTGAGGCTGACCCTAAACAGAGGGATGGCGGCTTTTTCAGTTGGCTCGGCAAGATTATGCCGAAGAGCAGACCGGGAATGCGTGAGGGCGAGACTCCTGACGAATATGACCGCAGAATCACTACCAACCGTGAGAATATCGCTGCCTTTGCCGATGCTATTCGCCACATGGGAAACATCATCAATACTTCTAAGGGTGCGCCTCTGCAGGTGTTCAACGACCCTACTGCCATGATGGAACAGGGTTATCAGAACCGCAAGGCTCAGAGACAGAAACAGGCTGCCCTTGATGCGGATGCTGCCTATAAGCAGGCAAATCTCGACCTAGATAACCGAAAAGCACAGGCTGATCAGATTTATAAGGAGTATCTTATGGGTCTTCGTGGTGAGGGTAATCAGCTTGCCAAGGATAAGTTTGAGTACCGAAAGGGAAAGGATGAGGCTGCTGCCCAGTATAAGAAGGATAAGGATAAGCGTGACTTCGAGTATAAGAAGGAGCGTGACAAGGTGAAGGATGAGCAGGCTAGGCAGCGTCTGGCTATTCAGCAGTACAACGCAACCCATAAGGGGCGTGGCGGCGGTGGACGGTCAGGCAGGAGCGGTAGCGGCTCGGGAGCCAAGTACTGGTTTGAGGATAAGAACGGAAAGATGCGCTATCAGCCTAACAAGACCATGTGGGAACAGGAGTACTACCGTGAATACGGAAAGCTTCCGCAGGGCGAGACTTCTACTTCTACCAGTACAAAGACCATCAATCCGAAGACTGGCGCAGAGGTAACGACCACCACAAGAAGAAAGGGTGCATCTGTTACCAGTCAGGCAGCAGCTTCGCAGAATGCGGCTAGGAATGCGAGAAACAGACCGAAGCCTACCGGCAAGTCGAAGAACGGCTATAAGAATACAAAGAAACTTGGATTATAAACATTAATATATAATATATGGCTGGAGATAAATTTGACCAACTTTATAACGCCTTGAAAGCCGATGGCGCAGTATCGGGAACTAGAGAACATTTCCGACAGTTCGTGTATGCGCCGGGCAAGCAGGGCTATCATAACAGAAAGCAGCTCTATGATGCACTTCACGCAGACGGTGCTGTTTCCAGTAATTCGTATGAGGAGTTTGCGCAGCGACTCGGACTTCATGCAGTAAATCCGAAGCCTCAGCAGCAGAAGCCAGTTCAGCCTGTCAAGAAGCTGACGATGAAGCAGAGAGCGCAGGAAGTGGCAGCTCAGTATCGGAAGCCAAAGCAGCAGAAGGCTCAGCAGCCTAGAACGGCTACTACTTCTGGTACAGACTACATGCAGAACTGGCGGTTGATGCACATGCGCAACGACCAGATGAACCCGATGCAGCAGGCTCAGGCTAGCAATGCGCGCGCACGCATGCAAAGAGCACAAGAGCAGTCAGCACGTCAGGAGCAGCAGAGAGCTACCCCTATCAGCAGAAACAGAATAACCCCTACTGCCAAGAACTTCAACGAGACGATGCAGCAGCTTTCTACTCCTGAAGCTCGCAGGGCTAGAGCCAAGCAGCAGAGAGAGGATGATGCTAGAGCATTCGCCCAGTATGAGGTTGAGGGCAACAAGTTCGTAAGGAATGACGGACAGACCGAAGGTATTTTGGGTAATGATCTGCTCAAACTGGTAGATTCTTCCATGAATGAGGCGCAGGAGTTGACACGTCAGCAGTATCAGCAGAACCTTGACGAGAAGGGCGGCATCTATGCGCCTCAGTCAGTAAAGGAACAGGCTTTCCGTGATGCTCAGACACAGGAACAGGTGAACCGCCAGAACGTTCTGATGAACAATCTCAGCAGCAAAATCAATGAGATTTATTCTCAGAAGGGAATGCAGCGCCATATTGCCGAGAGCGCAGAGAAACTGAACATGAGTGTGGAGGAATACGTGGACAAATACGTTACTCCAGAGATTATGAACTATGCTCAGAAGGCTCTGACGATGCGTAATCAGGAGGAAATCATGCCTCATGGTGCGCTTGACTATATTGCCAAGAACCTCAGTAACTCTATTATCGGTATGGTGGTGGCTCCATCTGTGATGTCTAGAGATACACGACAGAGATTGCAGGAAGGTATTGCTATTGCTGATGGTGATGCGGAAATTCAGAAAGTTGCCGGCCACAAGGATGAAACCTACCGCTCGGGAATCGGTACGAGATTCGCTTCTACTGCAGTAAACATGGCTGCTGATTCTGGTTCGCTTGCCGTAATCGGTGCCGGCGCAAGTGCTGCCGTGAATACTGGAACCCGAGTTCTGACTAACGGACTGGTGAAAGCTGGCGTGATGAAGGCGGCACAGAAGCTTACCGCCCAACAGATGGCTTTCAAGGTGGCCAACATGACTACGGCACAGAAGATCATGTCGGGATTGGGAACCAGAACAGCAACAGGTGCTCTGAACCTTGCAGGATATTCGGGTGTGACTGCTGCTTTGAATCAGGCTTCTACTGGCGATGATACTTCGCTGCAGGCTATCGGCGAGGCTGGTCTGAAAGGTGCTGAGCATGGTGCGGTAACAGGTGCGATGTTTGGAATTTCGGGCGCAATCATGTCTCCTTGGGTTTCCAAGTTCGGTATTACAGGTATGGAGAAGAGTACTGGCGAGCGGTTGCTTCATGGCGCGCAGAAGTTTGGTGCTACGGCTGCCGGTCTGGGCGTTGAGGCTGGAACCATGATGGTTGCCGACAACGTGACCGGCGACAAGGATATTTCCTTCGGTACTTGGTTGGAAGATGTTGTGATGGTGGGCGCTTTCAAGGCTGGCGAGCCTAGCAACTTCGTGAAGATGGGCAACATTCTGCATCATCTTACTCATAATAGCGGTGGTAATTTCGTGATCGGAAAGAATGCCAACGGTTCCCCTATTGCCGTGGATATTCGTCTGACTCCTGACGAGAAGAATGAATTGATTTCTTCTGCATCGGGTAAGAATCTGATGGATGCTTTCGTAAAGGTGGACCGCGCATCGAAGACAGCCCCAAGAGACCCGAAGTATAAGACTGCTTACACGGATTTTATGAACGACCCAGACGTTTCTCAGAGCACCAAGGAGAAGGTGAATGCGGCCATGGGCTTGTTTAACACGACAAGAGGCAAAAGCTACCGAAGCGTGAACGACGTGAAGAACAAGCAGATTCTGGAATACACCAAGAACGGAACGCTGCTTACACGTACCTCTTATAAGAATGCCGATGAGCGCAGAGCTATCCTTTACAAGCAGAAGCTTTATCGTGATAATGACGATATGATGTCGCTGATGGGCTACGCAAGGATGAAGGATATGCAGTTCATAGATGATGATGGAACTGTCACTAATCTAGCGTTTAGATTCCTTAAGGAAAACGGATATGACGAGAATAAGGATATTACAGACCCGAATAATGCCCGATTGATTAATGACTTGCGCAACCAGAAGAGTGCGCTCTATCTTGATTGGACGAAGTATGCAGATAAGAACGGTTTGCTTGGCTACCTCAGATCAGAAAGCAAAGGTTATACTAATAACTTCATGGCTTCTATCAAAGAACTTCTTGGTAAAGAAGGAAGCATTGTTATTGATATTGACAAAATCATGCGCAAGGACCCGATGAAGCGTACTGATGAGGAGAACAGAATCTTCTATCATGTGAAGAGAGCACTCGAAGATGAGCTTTTCCCTAGCTGGAGGCCACACGCAGACCAGTCTGCCAGCCAAGGTAAGACGGTTGCCGAGGAGCATAGTCTGGGAACGGACAACCCGGATAGCGGCGTGGTAGTTGATGAGTTGCGCAATCTTCGCAACGCAGAGCAAGCCCTTGATGCAGCGATGGATAGCAACGATGTGTTCAAGCAAACCTTTGAGCAATTGCACCAGCAGGGCTTAACGCCGGCACAGATTTACGATGCACTCATTCAGAATGGATTGATACAAGAAGAGTTGACCCCACTTGCCCAATATATTAATGCGAACGCTAGAGTGCAGGGTATGCAGCAGGCTACTGCTGATGCCATCGAGGAAAACGTGAAGAGCTTTATTTCTGATTGGAGCTATCACGGAACCTTGAACGGTCAGGCGATGAATGGCGAGCAGGCTCTGTATGTTCAAGACAGCAGCGGAAGAACACTTCTTGTTGGTTCGGGTGATGTTGCCTTCGACCAGACTACAGGTAGAGCCAAGGAAGGCAGCGGCGATATGCTCGTCTGCTTAGATCCTAATACAAAGGAAATGGTTTACGTGAAGGCAGACGAGGTTACTCTGCTCCAAAACCAGCCTATCGACCAGTTTGCTGCAGAATATCGTCAGAGATTGCAGATGAAGAACTCTGAGCCTTACAATCAGGCGGCACAGGAGCAGGCGATGCAGGATGCAGCCAAGGCGCAGCAGGAAGTTCAACCTAAAGAAAATAAAAATGAAGAGATTAGTAACAATGAAACAGATGGAAAAATTCGAAAAGGCGACAATGCCAATAGTGGAAGTGATGGAGAAGCAGAGGAAAATGCTAGCGAAGGCGATGCCTCAGTTCAACAAGTAGAGCAGCCTCAGCAAACCCGTAAGTTTGCCGATGGTTCAGACGTTCCTATGGCTACGGACAGCAAGGGAAGACCTACGCCTGACTATGAGAAAATGACTCCAGAGCAGAGTGCGGAGATTCTTACTGAGGATTTCGGGGAGAATGCCGAGAAGGTGGTGGACGGACAGATTAAGAAAGCTGAGAATGCTTTGAAGGATGCCGAGAAGATGAAGGTGGACTATACCGCCGAGCCTAACGACATCATGGAGCAGGAGGCTTTGAAGACTAAGACCGTTGAGGCTGCCAAGCAGCAGCTAGAGCACGCTCAGAATATCAAGAAGACCATGACTGCCAAGAAGGTTGCGGAGACTGTGGGTAAGACAGAACAGACTGAGGGCGCACATGAGGCTGGCAGCGTGGCTGCACAGAAGTTTGTGAATGCACCTAGACTTGTAGGCAACAAGCGCACAAGAATGCTGCCTGACGGAGAGACAAAGATTAAGGGACACTATGAGATTGTTCCGGCAGAAAGTCTTACTCCTTCTCATGATGTGAATAACGACTATAAGAAATCTGAGGGATTCCCTACCGATGCTGAGGGCAGAACCGTGAACGATCGTGACTATGAGCACGACAAGGCGGCTCAGCAGAATACGGACCAGATAGCCCGAAAGTATAACGGTATGGCTATCGAGCAGGTGCCAGTGGTGTCTGACGAGGGCATCGTTTATGATGGCAACGGCAGAACGATGGCAGGACAGAAGGCTGCAAAGGAAGGCACGGACAGCGAATACATCAACGATCTCTTGGAAAATGCCGAGAACTTCGGCTTCACAAGAGAACAGATTGAGCAGAGCGGTATTGAGCATCCTCGTCTGGTTATGGTGACCGATGAGAGATTGCCTTACGATGCAGCTACCTTCGCCAAGTTCAACCGAAATGAGAAGAAGACTCAGAGTAATACCGAACAGGCGGTTGCCAAGGCTAAGACCTTGACTTCTGACGAGGTAGGCGCGATTGTTGCCGAGATTGAGGGAAATGGTTCTCTTGATGCTTTCTTTAACAATTCCAAGGCAATAAATGACTTGGTGAAGACGTTAGTAGATAAAGGCATCATCGGACAGAACGAGGTGGCACAGATGATGGATAGTCCTGAGCGACTTTCTGCACAAGGCAGGGAGTATGTGAAGAACCTTCTTTTGGGTTCTATCTTCAAGCCAGAGACTATCAGAATGCTGGGCATCGACTCTACGGTGAAGAATAAGGCTATCAACGCTATCCGCTCGGTAATGGACAACATGAAACTGGGCGAGTTCTCTCTTCGTGATGAGATTGATCAGGCTATCCAGTTGCTCTATGAGGCAAGACAGGGCGGCAATAAGGTTGATACGCTGCTGAGAACACCGGAAATGTTCGGTGAGGATGCGGCTAAGCGTTACTCTTCTATCTCTCAGATGATGGCTTTGGCCTTGGAGGGCAAGGTTTCTGATTTCAGAGATTTGCTTGACGAATACAACCGCATCGCTAAGGCTAGAAATACTGGCGAGGGCAATATGTTTGAGGCAGCTCCTACCAAGGAAGAGTTAATTAACGAGTATTTGAACTTTAAAAAATGGCAAGATTATGGCACAGGACATTCAGAAATTGAAGGAAGCCATGATGTTTCAGGCGTTGAAGAACCTCAACAAGAAGCATCAGGAGGAAATGAACCAGCAGAAGCAGAGCGACCAAGAGTAGAAGAACCAGACGACTTAGTAAACAAAGAACTTGAAAGTCGTATTAAGGTTACTGACGAGGAAACCGAGACTCCATCAAAGAATGGTCCTATCATGAAGCAGAAAATTCTGATTGATGGCGACAAGGAGGTTGTCAAGGTTGATGAGCCTAACGATAAGGGAGAATACACCGGTTCATACTACGAGTATGATGGCAAGAAGTTTGGTGACTTGAATGAGGTTACTGAGTATATTGACAGCAAGAATGAAGAAGGTCCTCTCCCACTCCTTCCTAAAGAAGAGAAGCCAGGCCCTCAGTTTAACCCAATTGAGGCGGCTGCAGCAGAGTTCAAGAAGGAGCATCCTTTGACCGAGGATGAGATTATGAAGGCTGACGTGGACGATTTATCCAAGGATATTGCGCTTGACTATCTGAACGGAGAAGTGACAGACGATTTGCACCGTGCTATCTACGAAAGCATCTTTGCCAAGACTAGAGGGCAGAAGACTGAACCAAAGGTTGAGACTCCAAAAACGGAACCATCTGCTGACCCTATGGAAGGAATCAAGAATGCAGCAGAAGGATTTGAGAAGGAGAAGAAATCAAAAACCAAAAAGAAGCCTCAGCAAACTGCTGACGATGCAGCAGTGGCTGCTTCCAACAAGAAGGTTAATGACCTTTGGGATATGCTCAAAAATGCCGGCAAGGATGAAGTGTCTGCTTCGTTCATCGGTCTTAACTCTAGACAGCTGGAAGTGTTGCCTAAGCTGGTGAGCGCCATGGCAGAGAATGCTTATCTGAGAATCAAGAGAGGTATGCACAATCTTGAAGACGTGGTGAAAGAAATGCGCAAGGAGTTTGCCCCTGCTGCCAAGCTCTTTAAGAAGGAAGACGTGGATGCTATCTATGAGCAGATGATGAATATCCGCTATCGTGATGGCGAGCAGCGCATGAGCTTGAAGGAGTGGGCCGACTACTACGAGAAGACTTCGCCTAAGCATCAGGAGAATCTGGTGGGTGACTCCAAGACTGCCGAGGAAAGAAAGATGGCTGAGAAGAAGTTTATTGATGTCGTAAACCTACAGTTGGGCTTCAAGCATAAGTTTAACGGTATTGTTGAACTGAGAAAGATAGCAGAGAGACTCGGCTTGAAGGATATTAAGGACACAGACCTTCAGGAGCTTGCTGAAACAGCTATTGTTAAGCGAGCAAGAGGTATCGCTTCTTCGGAATCTACCAACGATGCCGTGAAGTTTGAACGTATCAAGACGCTCTATGAGAATCAGCCTAGCCTCAATCAGCGTGATTCTGAGCGAGTGATGAAGCAGCAGTACTCTACCCCTGCCCCTTACGCCTTCCTTGCAGACATGTATGTGAAGGGTAACGGCAAGGTGATTGACAGCGCCCTTGAACCAAGTGCCGGTAACGGTATGCTTACCATCGGTCTGCCAATGGATAAGGTGCATGTGAACGACATTGATGCCCAGCGATTGGCGAACCTGAGAAGACAGGGCTTCAAGAACGTGACCAGTCAGGACGGAACCCAGCCTTTTGCAGACAAGGGCGTTGACGTGGTGGTGACAAATCCACCATTCGGTAGTGCTACCCCTAAGGAGTATGACGGCTATAAGATTTCTTCTTTGGAAGGACAGATGGCTATCAATGCCTTGGAGAGCATGAAGGACGATGGTCGTGCTGCCATTATCATCGGCGGCAAGACGGAATACGCCAAGAACGGAAGTCTGAATCCAAAGGATAAGGCTTTCCTTGGTTATCTCTATAGCCACTATAATGTGGAGGACGTGATTAATGTGGATGGCGGTCTGTATGCAAAGCAGGGAACCAGCTACCCTACACGTATTATATTAATAAACGGAAGACGCAATTATGATCCTGAACACAAGGTGTTCCCACCAGTTGAGAAGGATGCTAGAGCGGAAGCCGTGAAAGATTATGACGAACTTTATAAACGAATTGAAGATGACATATTACGTAGCACAGAACAACCAGTGGATATTCGCAGAAAAGAAAAGCGAGAAGGTGACAAGCCAAGTGGTAGAGAAAACGTTTCTGATTCTACTGAAGAGAATGGTGGACGAGGAAGATTGGGAACCACAACAGTTCATGACGGAACTCCTGAAAATTCTGAACCGACTGAGCTGGACCCAAGCACCCGATCTATGGGACAATCAGAAGATGCCGACGGAAGACCAGTTAAAGCTACTGGCAATGGAGATAGTAACACAGACAGAAGAGGGGGACAAACTTCTGTACCAAAGTCTGGACCAGCCGATGGTGGAAGCGGACGAGGAGGAAATGAACCATCTGGAGGAAATGAGCCTTTACGAAATGGTAATGGAGAAAATGGACGAGAGTCTGGAGTACGACATGGGTCCGGACATATTCAACAACCATTAGAGGAAACTCCTAAAGAAGAAAAGAAGCAGTCTCTTACAACAGAGAAAGTTAAGTATCAGCCACATAGCGCTGCCTACTCTATCGGTGCGGTAGTTCCTGCCCGACAGAAGGAGGCATTGGATAACGTACTTAACAAATTAGGCGATGCCGACCAGTATTTGGTAGATAACCTTGGTTACAACGACAAGGAAGACCTTTATGCGCATCTGGCCGCAGAACAGATTGATGCGGTAGCCTTGGGGTTGAAGCAGATGGAAAAGGGCAATGGTTTCATTATCGGCGACCAGACAGGTATTGGTAAGGGAAGACAGGCTGCTGCCATCATCCGATACGCCGTGAAACAAGGAAGAATCCCTATTTCATTTACTCAAAAGGCTAATCTTTTCTCAGACACCTACCGTGATTTGAATGATATTGGCAGCCCAGAGTTGCGTCCATTCATCCTTGCATCAAGCAACGAGGGAAACATCAAGGTAAACTATGACGAAGAGGTGAAAGGTCTTGATGGACAAACAACTACTGTTAGAAAGCAGAAGGTTGTATATAAGGTTCCAAGCAAGACTGAAACAGAGAGCGTACTGAAATATATTGCAGAAAACGGAAAGTTGCCAGAAGGATATGATTATATCCTCACCACCTATTCGCAAATCAGAAATGGTATGGAAGAGTTTAAGGGTGGAAAATGGAAGGCGAAAAAGAAAGTTACTGCAACGGACCGCAATGGTCAGATGAAGCGTGATGCTATCAAAAGAATCGCCGAGAACAGCGTCTTTATCCTTGACGAAAGCCATGATGCCGCAGGAGAAGGAAGCGGTAGCGCATTTATTCAGGACGTATTGCCGAAGGTTAAGGGCGTTACATTCCTTTCAGCTACCTATGCTAAAACTCCTGATGCCATGAAGCTATATGCCTTGAAGACCGACTTGGGCAGCAAGAATAAGGAGGAAGGAGAAAAGGGTGATGATTCTTGGAAGGTACTGAATGCCATCAAGAAAGGTGGAGCCGTATTCCAAGAAATCATGAGTCAAGCCTTAACAAAGAGCGGTCAGATGATTCGCCGTGAACGAGATATGACCGGCGTAACTATTGACTGGAATCCTTTGACTGAGAACGAAGTGGAGATTCAAGGCCAGAGAGACAAGTTTGATAATATCTTCGGAATCTTCAACGATATTCTGAACTTCCAGCGTACTTATGTAGATGCCAAGCTCGGACAGATGAGTGATGATCTTGCCTTTATTCAAGGTAGCGTAGACCATACTCCAGGCACAAAGGATATGGGTATTGGCAACGTTACCTTTGCAAGCAAGGCTTACAATGTGGTTCAGCAGGCTCTCTTCTCTATCAAGGCAGAGAAGGTAGCAGACTATGCTATTGAGGCTATCAAGAACGGAGAGAAACCTGTTATTGCTGTCAACAATACAATGGGCAGTATGATAGATGAGTACCCAATGGGCGTTGAAATGGATATGCCAGACCTTAATTCTACTCTTATGAAGGGCTTGGAGGGTATTCTGAGATATACGGAAAAGAACGATATGGGCGACCAAGTTAACAGTACGCTGAGAGTTGAAGAACTCGGCGAAGAAGCTGTTGCCCGATATAATGAGATCAAGCAGAAGATAGCATCTGTATCTAGTGGACTAAGCATCAGCCCTATTGATGTTATCAAGCATCGTCTTGAAGAAGCAGGCTATAAGGTTGGCGAGCTGACAGGACGAAATACAGAAATGGTATATACGGAAAACGGTAAGGTTATCAGAAAGAACAGAACCGACAAAAACAAGAATGCCTTGGCTGACCGTTTCAACAATGGTGACCTTGATGCACTTATTATCAACCGCTCGGCCGCTGCCGGCATTTCTCTCCATGCTTCCAGTAAGTATAAAGACCAGAGACAACGCACCATGATATTTGCACAGATGCAAGGTAATATTAATGATGAAGTGCAGATTCGCGGACGTATTGACCGCACCGGACAGGTAAGACGTGGTAAATACGTGTACTTGGTTTCTGCTATTCCTGCCGAGCAACGTCTGATGATGATGTTCAAGAATAAGCTGAAATCTCTTGATGCCAACACTACATCATCCCAAAAGAGCAAGTTTAATGAGGTAGATGTGCAAGACTTCACCAATAAGTATGGTGATGAGATTGTTCTGCAGTATATGGCTCAGCATCCTGAATATTACAATAAACTTGCAGACCCATTAGGTTGGGGATTCATGGAATATGCCAGAGACGGTTTGTCTATTGGTGAACTGAAATCTGACATGAAGCCTAACATTACTTCTCCTGCCTATGAGGTAATGAAGCGACTCACCTTGCTTCCAGTAAAGGAACAGGAAATAGTTCTGAAAGATATATCAGACAGCTATAGCCAGAAGATTAAGCAGCTGGATGATATGGGCATGAACGACCTTGAAATGACAGACATGCCATTAGAGGCTAAGACATTGAAACGTGAGGTTTGGAAGGAGGGTTCCGACCCTAACGGCGATAATGCCTTTGCGGACAACACCTATATTGAGACCGTTGAAATGAACGTGCTCAGAAAGCCTATGAAAGCCGAAGAGGTAGAAGATGCCCAGAAGAAAATGCTCGACGGCAAGGATTATGAAACTTGGAGAAATGATAAGGTTGCCGAAATCAGAGCTGCCCAGCAAGCCAAGATAGAGGACACTAAAGCCAAGATGGCAGAACAGACGGAAAAGAAGGTTGCCAAGGTAGAAGAAAGTACTCGTCTTGCTTTGGAAAAGGAAAATGCCAAGATTCAGAAGAAGCTTGATAAGGGCGAAGAGCTTAAACCGGGTGAGCATGTCTTGACAGAAGAAGAAATCAAGACAAGAGTAAATGCGGCTGTTGATGATGTAAAGAGAAGACTATCTGAAAAGTTATCAGATGCGATTAAGAATGTAAATGCAAAATATGATATGTTCGTCAATCCTCTCTTTATTTTCGACCCGAACAAGACGATCAGCGTGTCTAACGATTGGTATTTGGAAGAATTGTCAACATCTTTATATCCTGAATTTGGTAGGGTAATTGGTTTCAAGTATGACAAGAACTACAGTGTTGGTTCATCCTCTATCGTTATTGCTACCACCGATTCAAGAAAGCGTGTGGAGATTCCGCTGAACAGACAAAAAGTTTTTGAAAGAATACAGAAAGATTCAGAAATGTTCAGCAAGGAATGCAAGGTTGTGAACATGGATACCTGGGATAGAATGATTCCGAAGAAAGACCGTACAACAGGACGTATCATTACAGGAAACATGTTGGAGGCGTTGGCTGACAACAGTTCTATTGGTCATTTGATTTCTTACACTACAGATGATGGCAAGGTAAAGCAGGGTATCTTGGTTCCTGACAGCGTAAGTACGGCTGAGATTACGGGCAACATGCCAATCGCCAAGGCTTATGATTGGTTCACCAAGAAAACAAGTGGCACAGAGCTTGTTTCTACAGATGGCGCATTGAGATTAACAAAGAATTTCGGTTCTATGTACACACTCTTTGTTCCTGCCAGCAGAAAAGAAGGAGGCAAGTATTACCTGAACCAAGATTTGCTTGATTTGGTTCATGGCCACAACTTCCAGTCGAAGGGTAAGAACTTCTGGGCAACATTCGATGCAGAGAAGTTGAAAGATGTTCTGAATGTTCTGAATGGTATGGGCGTAGAAGTTAAGACTCCTAACGATTATAGCGAATCAGGCACCCACTTCCGTGAGGACCGAGGCTTGCAGTATTCTAAAACAGATACAAAAGATGTTAAGAATAGTAGAATCATTCCGGAAGATGTAGATAAAAATGTATCTTCGCAGATTGAAAAGAGATTCGATGATGAGGTTGAAAGACTTTATGGGGATTCTTCTGAAAAGCCTAACATAGAGAAAGAGGCAAACAAATATGCTACAAAACAGTATATTGATACTTTTAAATATGATAAAAAAGGAAATCCTATTCAAAAGTATGAAGGTCTAAAATCTGTCATTGACTCGTTGGATAGTAAACTTAAAGATATAGAACAGAGATATGGATTCAACAGGAAATCAGACATCAACGAAATCAAAAGTGCTATTGGAACCGAAACAACCGAAGGAAATGACTCCAGAGGAATGGGTGGAGTTCCACAAGGGGATAGTGTGCGAATATCCGGCAGAAAAGGGGTACTCTCAGATTACAAAGAAACGGCGCTCTCTTTGGCAGCAGCTCAAAGAGCTAAAGAATATCTTCTCGAAAGATTCAATAATATCCGATTAAAGTATGGTCTCGAAGAAGGAGATTGGGCAAGCAAGGAACAGGTTGAAAGGATTTTTAATGACTACAACAGCGATGCTGACGTTAAAAAGATTTTTGACCGCATTGAAGGTTTAGTTGATGTTCTTGGAACAAAGTTGAAAGGTGAGGCTTATAAAAAGGTCAATACTGAGGGATATTATTATCATCCAAAGAACTACATATTGATAGATACAGACTTCTTATCTTCAATTCAATTCGGCAAACAAGAACTTGCTTCTACAATCTGCCACGAAATGTTGCACGTTGTGACGTCTGACATCATCAACCTTTACCGAAAAGGATATGGTGACTTGCTTACTGAATCACAAAGAAAGGCAGCTAAAGAGGTAGTTGATTTGTATGACGAGATAAAGTCTTACTTTGATAAGCATATCGGTGGAACCGAACCTTATGCGCTAACAAATCCTGCCGAAATGATAACTGAGTTGGCTAATCCAGAATGGAGAAAGATAGCGGCTCAGATTCCTGCTCAAAAAGGATGGTTCAGAAGAGCTTTCAATGCTATAAAAAAGATGCTTGGATTCCACGTTGACACAACGACCGATCTAGACAGACTTGATAAAGCATTGGAGAACGTAATCAGAAATCTTGATTACGGTGTATTCCAAAAAGGCGCAGAGCTTAACGATGAGATTGTTAACAAAAAGGCTAGCATTCCTGTGTCTTCCCATATCACACAACTCTCAGAGAAGACTGGTGCAAAGGTGAACATGGTTTCATCGGTTGATGAAATCACCAACAAGGCGGCTAAGGCTGCTGTTGAAGAAGGCAGAAAGGTAACTGGCTGGTATGACGAGAAGACTGGCGAGGTACATCTTTATATGCCTAATATCCACGACCGATATACTGCTGAGAAGACTATCTGGCATGAGGTGGTTGGGCACAAGGGAATGAGAGAGTTGTTTGGTGATGAACGATTCGATAAGTTCCTTCGTGAAGTATGGTATGACTTGGATAAGCCTGAGAATGCGGATTTGAAGAAGCTGGTGGATGAGGAGAGAAAGTTCAATCCTCTGAATATCTATGATGCCATTGAGGAAGGTATCGCCCGACTCGCCGAGGATGGAAAGGGTGAAGCTGGCTTCTGGAATGGTATCAAGAATAAGGTATCTGATTTCCTTCACGAAATCGGTTATCGTGTTGCTCCTAATACTAAAGATGTGAAGTATCTGCTCTGGTTGAGCAAGAACTTGCAGAAGAATCCAAACGATCCTTATTGGAAACTGAGAGCCGAGGCGGTGAAATACCGTCTCGACCATGAGCGTATGCCTGCTGTCGTGGCGCATGATGGTATGTTCTACGGAAATGACGGAAAGGTTAGAAGTATGGATAATCTTACCAAGGCTGAGTGGAATGAGGCTACAGATGGTGAGATTCACTTCCGTACTACCCCATCTGCCGGCACGGCACTTGACAGATACCACCGTTCGCTTGATGAACATGGCTATATGTTCACCGAGAGCTATATGGACAATATGCTTTCGTTGAAGAAGTTGATGAATGCGATTGTGCCTGACAAGAAGATTGAGGATATTGCTTCTTCGGAGAATCCTTATATGCTGCAGAACACCATGCAGGGTGCGATGAGTGATGCGGCTCAGATGTTTGAGCGCAACGTGATGAAGCCTCTTGACAAGGCCATGGCCGATGTGCTGGATGCTTTCGACGGAAAGAAGGATGATGAGAAGATTCGCAACTTCAATCTCTACATGATTACCAAGCATGGTTTGGAGCGAAACAGAGAGTTCTTTGTGCGTGATTTCCTTAGAAATATGAGGATGGACGAGCAGAAAAAGCAGGATGCCGACTTCTTGGAAAACAGTTATTATAGCGATAAGGAGTATCTTGACAACGAGTTGAAGGCTGGCAACATCGACCTGAAGGAGTACTACAGACAGTTGGACGAGAGTATCAGAAATCACTTTGATGCAGACTTCGAGGCTGGCGAGCACGACTATTCGGGTATGCACGCTATTCAGGAGGTGACGAAATCTTCTGACCCTTACAATGATGCCGAGGCTATTCAGAGCGTGATGGATTCGGAAGCGAAGATGGAGAGCATCAAGAAGGGAGCTGTAAAGGACTATTGGGATAAGGTGAAGGCTGCTACCCAGTATTCTATTGACAGCGACTACAAGAATGGCATCATCAGCAAGGAATTGCATGGTCATGTATCGAATATGTTCAACTGGTATGTGCCTTTGAGAAAGTATGATGAGGCTACGGCAGAAGATACTTATGGATACATTACTGAGCAGGGTGACCCGAAGAGTTATATCGGAAGCACGATCATGAGAGCGAGAGGTCACAAGTATCTGAGTGAAACAAACGTACTGGCGCAGATTGGTGCGATGGGCAACAGAGCCATCAAGAACGGTGGTATGAATGCTATCCGTCAGGCTTTCGCAAGATTCGCGAGAAACAATTCGGGCAATAATCTGATTACCGAAACAAGCGTCTGGTATGAGAAGGACCCAGTGGTGAACATCGTCTATGAGCGCTACCCTGATATTCCTGAGGATGCTACGGCCGACGAAATCAACCAGATTGTTTCAGACTTCAATAAGGATATGAAGATGAAGGAATCACAGGGTATGGCATACAAGGTTTATCGCAGAGACAAGATAGGTTATAAGTTCCAAAGAGCGGAGAATAAATCGCAGCATATCGTAGATGTAAAGATTGCCGGAAGGACCCATACCTTTATTATCAACGGAAATCCTAGAGCGGCGCAGGCTCTGAATGGATTGCTGGAGAACTCGGGCGCCAAGGGAATCATGAAACCATTGAGTTCTATCTCAAGAATGATGGCACAGTTGTGTACATCTTATAACCCTGAGTTCGTGATGCGAAACATCATGCGTGATGCGGAGTTTGCATCGAGCAACGTTACTTCTAAGGAGGGTGCAAGATATGGTGCGCTCTGGGCGAAGTACTATGCGCAGTTGGGCTTATACAAGGGTGCATCGAATATCAGCTTCAAGGATTTGAGCGGAACTACAGGCTTGGGCTTGTTTGCTAAGTATCGTAACGGAACACTTGATACTTCTGACAAGGTTCAGCGATATTTCAAGGAATTCATGGAGAACGGCGGCGAAACTGGTTGGGTTCAGATCAAGAACATGCAGGATTGGACCAAGGAGTATAAGAAAGATGTGAAGAGCGAAAGAAGCAAGATTGACAAGGGCGGTGCTGCCCTTCGTGACTTCTTCTTCGGAAATCTGGCGAACATCAACGAGGTGGCTGAGAATATCGCACGATTCGCTACCTACTGTGCGAGCCGAGACAGTAACCGCTCTATCATCCGTTCGGTCTATGATGCAAAGGAGGTATCTACCAACTTCAACCGCCATGGTAGCGGTGATGCCATCAAGAGTTTCAAGAATGGAGAAATGAGCTGGGCAGAGGAGAAGAGAAGATGGGCTTATGGTTTTTCTGCTAGCTATCTCAGACATTATTCTATGTTCTTTAATGCCGGTATTCAGAGTACCAATCTGCTTGTGAAGAACTTGAAGAATCATCCTGTAGGTACTTCTATCAATATGCTTGCCATTCCTTTTGCCCTAGGTGCTCTGGCTGCACTTGGTAACAATGTGCTGATTGCGAGTGAGGACGAGAAGGACAGAAAGGGAGTGAAGGACCCATACGGCGAGTTGCCTGACTACGTGAGAAGAAACAATCTCTGCATCTACAAGGGCGGCGGTCAGTTTGTTACTATTCCGCTTGCTATTGAGTTGAGAGCCTTCTATGGTCTTGGCGACTTGGCGGCTGGCTTGACCTTCTCGCCAAATGTAAGCGGACAGAAGAACCCTGCCTTGGATGCCGTTGGCTGTATGTCGCAGCTTGTGCCGGTAATGGACTATCTCGGTAACTCTTCGGCTGGCAAGGAGCCTTTGAACGAGACGATCAAGGCTATCTCTCCTTCTGCCCTATCTCCTTTCGTGGAATGGGAGTTAAACACCGACTGGAAGGGTGCGCCGATTGAAAGACGTGGTGACTGGAATGAAAATTCCCCTGCTTGGCAGAGAGCCTACAAGGGTGTGCCTGACGGATATATGGCTGTGAATAAATGGGTGAATGCTCAGACTAACGATGTAGCCAAGGGTAATGAAGATATGCTGGGTAATAGTTTCCTGGATATGGTAACAAACCCTAGTATGCTGAATCACTACATCGGTGGCATAGGTGGTGGTGCGGCTACCTTTACTGAGCGTGCTATCGGTGTTATTAAGCACGGAAGCGACACGGAAACCAAGGATATTCCTTTCCTTCGCTCTCTTCTCTATACACCTAGTGAGCAGAGTAGCTTGCAGCGAACCAAGAGCAAGTGGTATAACTACAAGGACGAAATGGAAAAGACCATGGCCAACGTGGACCGCCTGAAATCGAAGAACGTTCCGATTGATAAGAGAATCACGAATATCGGTGAGTATTTCCACTTCCAAAACTCCAAGGAGGCTGCCAAGGTTAGAATCATAGAGCTGGCAGAGAAGCAGATGAAGCGATGGAAGAAGCTCAGAGATAAGTCTTCTGATACCGAGAGCATCAACTTCGCTAATCAGAATATTGACAGAATTATGATGGATGCGGTTGATGAACTGGATAGATTGGAATAAATAAAGAAAGGAGTGGGCGCAAGGCTCACTCCTTCTTAAATATATTTCCTTCTATATAAGCAGGCTTCTTTTCCTTTGCGTATTCTAGATACTCGTGCAGAGTATAGCTTACGCCTTCAATAGTACAATATAGATTAGGTATCAAAGACAAAAAAAATCTTCTATCTTGCCAACAAAGAATTTTGAGAACGGAACCAAATCTGTTATCTATGTCTTCTATAATTAATTTTTCATCATATATACCATGTTTAACACTATCAATAAAGTACTGCTCAATAATTGGAACGCTGACCGTTATCAAGTCACGCTGATAGTTTGATAAATCTCCAACAAAGCTACCAAATCCAATCTCCTTTTGAATTGCATAATAGTCTAACCATTCCAATAAAGACATTGACCTTCCAAAATCTTCATAATTTTGGTATGGTATCTTATGTAAAATATACCTAATATCACTAGGGTGTAATAATTCATGTTTGGATATATCCTGCTTTATGTCATTTAAAATAGTGTTCAAAGAAACTACACCATATTTCATACTTAAATAAGCAGATTTTACATACTGCTCAAATAATTCAGGAATTAATTTTTTCTGCGCTTCTGTCAAATCCACATAAGGAATATAAAAATGAGAAACCGATTTCTTGATTCTCTTGTATTTATATATATACCTAAAAAGAAGCAGTAACAATACAAACACAACAAACATCATACATATATACTTGATAAATAGGATATTGTTGCTTTGATATTCTACGCTCAAAACATTATATGAATGCTTTAATCCCAGATTAATTGTGCGAAATATAAAAGATGCAGTTTCCCATACCAACACGATAGCGGAAGCTATCATACAGGCAAAGAATATAGCCATTGTTGTCATAGCTATCACTCCCATTGATGCGCCAAAAATTTGGACTGGCAAATCTTTAATAAAGTTCCAAAGTTTCTTCATGCATTGTAATTTTATACCGATTGTTATCCTGCAAAAGTAGTGAAAATATTGATAGGTTGTATCGGGTTGAGGGTGATTTCTTTATAGTTTAGACTTTTACTAAATAAATGAGCAGGAAATGACTCAGCATAAAATGCTGAGGAACAGAGGCTTTAATGGCAAAAATTTTATTTTGAGCATAGTTAGGCAGAGCCTCATCTTCTTCGTAACTTTGCACCAAGTTCAATAGTGAACGAAACGAATAATCTATTTTATTATGTCAGAATCTAAGACATACATCTTTGGTGAAAACCAAAACGGAGGTTCAAATGGAATGCTTGGACTTCTTGCTCCTCTGCTCCAGAAGCAGGGTGTAGATCCAAATGTGCTTCTCGCTATGAAGGGCAACAATGGCTTCGGCGGTGAAGGTGGTTGGTTCATGTGGGTTATCTTCCTCTTCTTCCTTATGGGTTGGGGCGGTAATGGCTGGGGTGGCTTCGGCAATAACGGTCGTGGCGGTCTTGCTAACGAGATTAACAACGACAATGGTCGTGCCCTTTTGATGGATGCCATCGGTGGTAATCGTAATGCGCTCAGCAATTTGGCTACTCAGCTCAATTGTACCGAAGGTCAGATTCAGAATGCCATTTCTGCTTTGACTTCTCAGGTTCAGAGTGTAGGTAATCAGGTAGGTATGAGTGGCATGCAGACCATCAATGCTTTGCAGCAGGGTAACATGCAGATTGCTCAGCAGATTGCAAACTGCTGCTGCGAGAACCGCTTGGCTATCTGTCAGCAGACTGGTACCTTACAGAATGCCATCAACAATGTAGCTAATGGTCAGGAGCGTGGCTTCTCTAACGTAGCTTACGAAACCCAGCGACAGACTTGCGATTTGCATAACGCTATCAAGGAAAGCACTCAGACCATCGTTGACGGTCAGAAGCAGGCTGAGATGCGCGAAATGCAGAACAAGATTGATTCTCTGCGTGAAGAGAACAGTACCTTTAAGTCTTCTGCCATGACTTCTCAGATTGTTGGTCAGGCGGTAGCTCCTATCAATGCGGTATTGGCAGGTCTGCAGAACGAGGTAGCTGGCATCAAGTGCAAGCTGCCGGAGACAGTAACCACTCCTTACAGTCCATTCACTGCGGTTCCTAACTGCGTGGCTTATCAGGCTGGCTTGTATGGACTGAATGCTGCTAACGGTGCAGGATTCTGGGGTTAAAGAAAGGAGGCTGCTATGTTATGGTTAAGACCTTATACATGGGTGAATCGTAACGGTTCGGCGGCTATCGCTTCTACTGGCGTGAAGGTGAATACTGCCGATGTGGTGTTCACCTTTAAAAACCACGCCTTCGTGAATACCAACTACAGAGGAACGATTTTCGTGAATCTGCGTCAGGCTATTCCGACTGGAACGACTGGTACGCTGCCTATCCTTTTCGAGACCAACGGCGCAACCCAAGCTGTAACCAAATTCAATGGTGATGCTTTGACGGTTGCAGACGTGCCAGGAACTGGAGTGGTTCAGCTCTGGTTTGAGAGAGACACTAACACCCTTCAGCTAATGACGGGTATTGTTTAACAAACAGAATAGATAATAGGAGATTACATTATGTTTCAAGGTTTAAGAACAAATTCTTTATTCTATGTCCTAGATAAGGGCGAAAACCCGAACTTGCAGATTGGTCAGGTTGTTTCGGTCAGCAACCCTCAGACAAAATACCCTACCTTCAATAATGGCTTCACGCCTCAGCCTATGGAAACTGTGGTTGATGTGAAGGTGAAGCTGAACGATGAAGAGGTGGATTTCAAACAGCTACCTGCTAACGGACAGATAGCAAACGACAAGAACCTTGTGGTGAGCGACAACAAGGAAGCCATGAGTGCAGAGGTCGATACGATGCTGAGACAATCCAAGGCGATACTGGAGAGCGTAGATTACCACAAGAAAGTCGTTGATTCTTGTGAGGGAATGCTATTGCAACTCAACCCCCAGATAGCCAAGGAGAGGGAACAGACTGAGAAGATCAGCAAGCTGGAAGGCAAGGTTTCCGGCATGGAGGGCAAGCTCGACAAGATGATGGGATTGCTCCAACAGGCGATAACCAAGTAATCTCCTATCTATTCACTTTAAAAATCTTAAAATTATGATAATGGTTGAGATTACAGAAGACAAGTTTGATGGCTTGTATGAGAACGTGGAGAAGGGCTTTCGCTACTTGGATAAGGCTATGAATTGCCTGGGCGAAATGAAGCGTGAAGGCAGACGTGACCGATACGGCGAACGCAACCGTATGCCCGATTACAGAGGTCGTGGAGGCAGAAGTGGTATGCGAGAGCATGAAGAGTACGACGACATTCGCCAACGTGACGACAGAGACCGTGGAGAACGTGATTATCGAAGCTACGGCGACGAGTATTAACTAACTTGGGGTTTGGTAGTGAAACAGATTTCGTTACCAAACCCTTTTTAATATCAGAAAGATTATGGAAAGAAAATACAGACAATCTTTGAACGCCTACGATTATCAGCCGGAAGAAATGAGGGCTTACCTTCGCTACAATGGCTGGCACTTCAATAAAAAGATGTGTGAGTGGGCAGTGAAGCAGATGCGGAAGAATGGTAAGCCTATCCGCATGATGAGCAAGGATGATATTGAGGACATTCTGAAGAAGAACGATATCGTGTTGGAGAATAATGTGGGCTACGATGCGGTTTACATCGCACACATGTGTCTGGCTGATTTCTACGGCTCGTCTATCACAGAAGAAAAGCAGATGGCCCAGTTCATCAAAGACTACGTGGATGATGAGGATCAGCAGGACGGTTTCATCTTCAATCGCTTCTATGCAGACACATCTTTCAATGGTGTGGGCATTCCTTGGGAAGAAATTCTTTAGTGATTAATTATTAAGTTGAATGACTGAGCAGGAGATATATTTGGAAAGGTATGATTGGACGGTACATGTGATGTATGATGTTCATTCTAAGGATGCCATGAAGGTAAGAAGGTATCTTCGGGATTTGGGATGCGCCGGCATTCCTCTCGAAGATGCCTGTAATCTCGTGCTAGAAGGTGAAGCGAATAAAGGGATAACCTATTCTAATGTTGATATAAGAAAAACGGTGGTTGTTATAGGATGGGCTACTTCAAAGGCTGAATACATGAATAGCCTCAGCCACGAAATGCTGCATGTGGTTCAGCATATTTCTGAACAGTTTTTGATAAATATGTACGGGGAGGAGGCTTGCTACTTGCTTGGTGGATTGGTGCAGGCTTGCTGCATAAGAAAAGGGTGAATCTTTCGACTCACCCTTCTTCTTTTATCTTTATGTTTACTCACCAAACTTTGGCTCCTCAT